GATTATCATGGCGAGTTCTTACACGCCATAGCTGTTGGCGTTACAACCATGCCTTGTAGATGTCTTAGTTTTCAAGTTATTTTTACAGGTATAGCACCAGATGGTGAGCCTGAAGATACAGTGCATGGTGGCGCTATGTGGGCTAGGATGCCTATTACAGCTTTAGTTGGTGATACAGAATTTACTGAATGGCCTACTCCTATGGCTGTCCATGATGCACAACCGTGGGATTGTTCATCGCATGATCATGCGGTTCACATAATTAATAGAGCAACACCTTGTCCTTGGATCGCTAAAATTGATGGTCAATTCTTCCCTGCTAAGTATATGTTTACGGTAGATTACACAAATAGCGAAATAGCTGATGATCCTGCACAACACAAACAAAGTCATGTGATGGAACTATTAGATGCAGGTGAGTGGACAGGAAACATCGTAGCTTTGCCTAACAACAGAGTTCGTGTAACTCATCCAGCATGGTTTACGCATGGCGAAGGTGCGCCTGACTTTAGACCATCAGCACATATACATTATTCAAAATCTGATTTAGACTATACTTTAGATGTAAACAGAGTTTTCGATAATATTTACAATCCTATGGAGGATGATGATGGCTGAGTTAACAATAGCACAAAAAAAGAAATTAATAAGTGCCTTGAAAAAAGCATCTAAATCTCATGCTGCACAAGCAAAAATTATTGAAAAAAGTCTTAAAACAACTAAGCGTAAGAAATAATGGCAACATCAAGCAGTAAAGATTTTGAATTAGATGTAGCAGATTATGTAGAAGAGGCTTTTGAGCGTTGTGGTATAGAATTACGCACAGGATATGATCTTAAAACTGCAAATAGAAGTTTAAATCTTATGTTAGCAGAATGGTCAAATCGTGGTTTAAATCAATGGACAATTACAGAAAAAACTGTAGCCATGGTTAAAGATACAAAGACTTACAATATTGATTCATCAAATGCAACTGCACCTATTGATGTTCTTGATGTTTTTATAAGAGAAACTGTAAGTAGTGAAACAACAGATTTACCAATGACACGATTAAGTCGTGCTGAATATTCTAATATTGCTACTAAGTCAACAACAGGTAAACCTAACCAATTTTTTATTAACAAACAGATTACTCCAACAATAAATGTATGGCCCACGCCTGATAAAAGTAGCACATACACAATTCACATGAATGTTTTAACAAGAATGGATGATGCAGATGCCGCTACAAACACTTTAGATGTACCATTTAGATTTTATCCTTGTTTAGCTGCTGGTTTAGCATATTACATTTCTTTAAAAAGAGCGCCAGAAAGAACTGCTTTACTTAAAAGTTTATATGAAGAAGAGTTTGAAAGAGCCATGTCAACAGATGAAGATAGAGCATCATTCAGAATTTCACCAAACCTAAGAACTTACGATAGAGCATAATGGCATACGCATCTGGCAAAAAAGCATACGGAATATGTGATCTAACAGGTTTTAGATACAGATTGAAAGATATGAAAAAAACTTGGGATGGTCTATTAGTAGGCCCTGATCAGTTTGATGCAAAACATCCACAGCTAATGCCAAGACCTGCGCCAAAAGATCCACAATCTCTAAAAGACGCAAGACCTCAAGAAAAAGATGATAATAATTTTTTTGCTGTTTATACCAACTTTGGAGATGGTAAACTAGGTAAACAACTACCTACATTTGGGGTGAGTGTAAATTTAGGATCAGTTACGGTTACAACATGAGTTTTACTTTATCAACATTAAAAACAGCTGTGCAAGATTATTTGCAAGTATCTGAAACCACATTCACAAATCAATTAGATACTTTCATAAAAGAATCAGAGGATAGAATATTTAGCCTTGTTCAATTACCAAATCAAAGAAAAAATGTGCAAGGCACACTAACAGCTAGTAATAGATTTTTAGCTACGCCAACAGATTTTTATGCACCAATGAGTCTTGCAATAATTGATAGTAGCACTTATGACTATTTAGATTTTAAACATCCATCTTTTATGAAAGAATACATATCCTCTACAAGCACCACAGGTCAACCAAAGTATTATTCTTTATTTGACGATACTGCTTTTGAGGTAGCACCAATCCCTAGTAGTAACTTTACAGTTGAGTTACACTATTTACATAAACCATCTTCGCTAACAAGTGGTAGTGATAGCGGCACAACATTTTTGTCAACGGATTATCCAGACGCTTTGTTGTATGGCTCGTTAGTTGAAGGCGCGATCTTTTTGAAAGAACCGCCTGATGTCATTGGTCAGTTTGAGGCGAGATTCAAGGAGGCAGTTGCTCGTATGAAAAATATTTCTGAAGGTCGTGGCACAAGAGATGAATACAGGTATGATTCGTTACGCTCTGGCGTATCTTAATGCAAGAAAACACATTAGAAGGTAAGAAAGTTGCCATAGTAGGACTTGGCATATCACAAGTTGATTTTGCTATTGGCTTACAAAATGGTAGAACTTGGGATGAAATTTGGTGTATAAACTCAGCAGGTTACACATATCCATGTCATAAAATTTTTATGTTAGATCCTGCTAGTCGCTTTTTTGACTCAGATGATGCAGGTAAACAAACAAAAGTTATGCGTAAACTTCTTACAAAAAAGAATACGCCTGTTTACACTTGTGAGTTAGATGAAAGGATAAAAAATCCAGTTTTATACCCACTAGAAGATGTTTGTAACGCAACAAAATGCGCGTACCTCAATAACACAGTTGCTTATGCTATAGCTTTTGCACTATGGCAAAAAGTAGGTCGTATTGATTTATTTGGCATAGACTTTTCTTATAAGGAAAATATGCACTTTGCAGAGGCAGGTCGTGCTTGTGTAGAGTTTTGGATTAGCAAATGTATGGAAAACGACATTTTAGTAGGTATTAGCGGTAGATCTACAGTTCTTGATTCAAATGTACCTGCTCACGAAAAATTGTATGGTTTTCATAGGCTTGAAAAACCTTTGGTTGCTGTGCCGCATAACAATGAATTTATTATTGGCAATTTTGATGAAATAAATGAACGACTTGAAAAACAGGGTTTAAAAATTAACGAGGATGTAGTTCCACCAGAACCATACAAAGGATGAGAGTTAAAGGAGATTTTGAACTCGGTAAAATAGATGTTCACGCAACTAAAAACAAAGGTCATGATCCTGAATTTTGGGCGCAACAAGCAACTAGGAAAATTTGCGACATCTCATCTAATGCACCACCTCACATAAAAGCACAGGCTCACGCTTTTCAAAACCAAATTTATAATGTAATCTTATATACTATAAAAAACGCCATACAGTCTAAGAATACGACTTATGTTAATTTGTTAATTCAACAAGGGCATGAAGATATGGCTAAAATTATAAAGGAGTTATAAATGGCTATTACATCAGCGATTTGCACGAGTTTTAAACAAGAATTATTGGTTGGAACTCATAATTTTACTAATTCAAGTGGTAACAGCTTTAAGTTAGCCTTATACACTTCGTCAGCAACATTAGGTGCAGGAACAACAGCTTTTACGACAACAGGACAAGCATCAGGCACAAACTATTCATCTGGCGGAAGTGCGTTGACCAATGTTACTCCAACCACATCATCTACCGTTGCTATAGTTGATTTTGCAGATTTAACTTTTTCAAATGCTACTGTAGTAGCGAGAGGTTGTTTAATTTACAATGACACAAATTCTGATAAGGCTGTTTGTGCAATAGATTTTGGCGGTGATAAAACATCAACAGCAGGTGATTTTACTATAGTTTTTCCAAGTGCTACTGCAACAGGCGCAATAATACGATTAGCTTAGTTTTAGTTTGACTATGATAAAATTTAGTCATGCCATTTACTAAGTTAAATTTCAGACCAGGAATCAACAAAGAAGAAACTGATTATGCCAATGAGGGTGGCTGGGTTGATGGCAATTTTATAAGGTTTAGAAAAGGTCGTGTCGAAAAATTAGGTGGTTGGGAAAAGAACAGTGAAAATGTAATTATTGGATCACCTAGAGCGTTACATACATGGATTTCTTTGTCTGGTGATAAGTATTTAGGCGTTGGCACCACAAATAAATATTACATAGAGGAAGGTGGAGTTTACAATGATATTACCCCCATAAGATCAACCACAACTAACTCCACCACCTTTGCAGCTACTAACGGTTCATCCACTATTACCGTTACTGACAATGGACATGGCGCTGTAAATGGGGATTTTGTTACTTTTTCATCAGCTGTAAGTCTTGGCGGTAATATAACCGCTGCTGTTTTAAATCAAGAGTACCAAATAGATTTAGTTACAGGCACAAATACTTATCAGATTACTGCAAAAAATACTTCAGGAGTTACTGTAACTGCTAACGCATCTGATTCTGGCAATGGCGGTTCAGCCACAGATTCAGCTTATCAAACAAATTCAGGATTAGACTTTTTTGTTGAAAGCACAGGATGGGGTGTAGGAACTTGGGGTGCAGGTGCTTGGGGTTCTGCTACTGCACTGAGCGATGTAAATCAGCTTAGATTATGGACACATGATAACTTTGGTGAGGACTTAATTATTAATGTTAGAAATGGTGGCATATTTAGATGGGTTGAAAATAATGGCTTATCAACAAGAGCGGTTAATTTATCCACAACATCTGGTGCAAACAAAGTGCCTACTGTAGGCTTACAGGTTATAACATCAGAGGTTGACAGGCATTTGATAGTCTTAGGCGCAGATCCTTTGTCTAGTGGCACACGCACAGGTGCGATAGATCCTATGTTTATTGCATTTAGCGATCAAGAAAACGCACTTGAGTTTGAGCCAAAGAATACAAACACAGCAGGTTCACTAAGACTTTCATCAGGATCATCAATAATTGGTGGCTTAAAATCAAGGCAAGAAATACTGATATGGACTGACACAAGTTTATACAGTATGTCATTCATAGGCCCTCCACTCACTTTTGCTTTGAACTTAGTCAATGAGGGTGCAGGTTTGATAGGGCCTAAAGCTGCTGTTAATGCACCTAATGGCGTGTTCTTCATGTCAAAAAATGCTTTTTATTATTACAACGGTGCAGTAAAAAAACTTAACTGCTCAGTGCAAGACCATGTTTTTTCTGATTTAGACAGATCTCAAGCGTTTAAATGTTTTGCTGGATTAAATGAAGAATTTAGTGAAATTTGGTTTTTTTACCCATCAACTACAGATAACACAAGGGAAATATCACGATTCGTTATATACAATTATGAAGAGAACTTATGGAGTATCGGTAGTTTAGAAAGATACAGTTGGTCAAATGCAGGTATCTTTGATAAACCATTAGCAGGTGGCGAATCAAGTGATACTAAATACATCTACAAACATGAGTCAACCTCAAACGATGATGGTAATGCTATGGACAATGTGTTTATAGAATCAGCAGATATTGATGTTGGTGATGGTGATAGTTTTGTATTTTTGCGAAAAATTTTACCAGATATACTTTTTGTTAATGATGTTGGCACAAGTCCAAGCGGTGTCATTAATGTAGTAGTTAAACGAAGAGATTTTAACAATCAATCTTTAACCACAGACTCAACCTCCCAAATAACAAGTTCATCAACATTTACAAGTCTGCGGTCAAGAACAAGACAATTTGTAATTAGATTTGAATCAGATGATGATAATTCTGAAACTAATCGTAAAGATTTTAAATGGCGACTGGGCGATACACGAATAGATGTGCAGCCTTCAGGTCGTAGATAATGAGTAAATTATTACCAACTCGTTTGCCTTTAGCGCAGGGCGATACGATAAAAGCAGAAACTTTTAATCGTTTAGTTAGAATATTAGAAATAAACTTAGCATCGCAAGATCCTGATAAGGTAAAAAGTTTTAACAGCACAGAGATTTCGGAATTGCAATTTGCTACTGGTGCGATTATATTTAATACAACAACAGAGGTTCATCAAGCGTTTGACGGAACTCAGTTTCGTAACTTGTATGAACATAATACTTATGTTAGTGGGTTATCTGCTACAATGAGCATAGGTGCAGTTACAGTAACAATAGGGTAGTTATGAGTTTAGAAGAAAGTTTAAGATCAGTTTACAATTTACCTCAACGCAGAGAAACTGGCTCTGTGGTTAATGGATCAGAAATGCAATCTAATCTTACAAAAGCACTCGGCTCTGGTGCAGTGAGTGATGCTGAAATTCAAAAAGCTG